ATTATCTGTCTTACATTTATATGGTATAACTACCTCTTCTGAATTCCACATCTTTACATTTGGATTATCTTCACACCATTTAAATGCTTGTCGTTCCCACAAAGATCGATATACAACCTTTCCTGGATTGCCTGCGTATTTTTCAGGCTTCTTTATTTTGTATTTCCCTTGATAACTCATATAAATAACTCTATAGTTTATTTTATTTATATAAGAAAAAGGACACGTATATGCCAGGAAAAGCAACATCAACATCAATATATGCGCAGGGACTTAAAAATGTAGTACCAGCAGGTCAATCGCGATTACAGCAAGGTGAACCCACTAAAGATGCAAGTTTAATGGATAAAGCTCAAGCAAGAGTAGATTCTGCAGTTAAAGCTGCAACTACAAAGAGAGTAGAACTTTCTAAAAATTACACTTATACATTCCCAAGCAATTTAGAAAGACAAGTTGAAGATGGTGGAACTTTTATGAGATTTGTTATTGAACCAATAGGCGGTGGTAATAAAGTAGACATAAACATATATCAACCAATTGGAATTACAGTATCAGATGGAGCTAATTATCAAAATTTTGATTTAGGTAATATGGCATCGGGTTTAGACTTTGCAAAAAATATTGCATCTGGAAGAGGCAATAATGTATCAGGATCAGATGTTTTAGCCGCAGCTTTAATTGCTAAAAATAGTTTATCAGGAAAAGAATCGGGATTTAATATACGAAGTAAAGCTGCATTAGCTGCAGGTGTTGCAACAAATCCATATACAAGAACTACTTTTGAAACAGTTAATGTAAGAACATTTAGTTTCAACTTTAAGTTAGTTGCAGATGATGCTAAAGAAGCAGAAACAGCAAAAGCAATTGAAAGAACTTTTAGAAAATTTTTATATCCAAAAAGAGCAGGAGCTCTTGCCCTTTCGTATCCTCCTTTATTTAGAATAGAATTTCATACTTTAGGAGATATTAATCCATATATGCCAAATATTAAACCTTGTTATCTTACAACTTTAGAATCAACATTTAATGAAACAGCAAATACATTTCACTCTGATGGATCTCCCATCGAAGTTAATTTATCACTTGGATTTCAAGAAGAAAGAGCTCTTCTTCGTGATGATTTATATGCTAATGATGATGCAATTGATGAAAGTCCAGGTTTTTCTAGCATTACAACAGCTCAAACAGTAAAAGGAGATGATTAATGGCCTTTTTTAAAAATTTTCCAAAGGTAGAATACGACTTTAATCGTACAGGTATAAAACAAAATATGGTAGATCTATTTAGATCTGTAAGAGCATTGCCTTCATTTTTAGATAATTATTCAGCATATAAATTTTATGATGTAGAAAACGGTGAAAGGCCTGATATTGTATCAAGGAGATTATATGGCACATCGCAATATTATTGGACATTTTTTGTTATTAATGATTTTTTACATGATGGTATGAGATCATGGCCGTTAAGTCAAGAAGATTTATTTGATTATATTACAAAACAATACGAAGGATATGCTATCGAAACAAATCCAGTCATCGTACGTGATACTGATGGGTTAATAACCGATCATAGGAATAGTTTATCAGGGCGATTTACTCTTGGTGAAACAATAACAGGTGCAACAAGTGGAGCATCAGGTAAACTTGTTGCCAAAAATGCTGATCTTTCTCAAATCGTAGTACAAAATGTTACAGGTGGAGCCTTTATTGGAACAGCAGGTTCATCAACTGAATTAGTTGTGGGCCAAACATCTGGTGATTCAGTATCAACATGGAATGTATATCCATACGCAGAAGCACCATATTACTATTATAATGTAGACGATGCTGATAAAAAACCAGTAACAAATTCAGATCATATTATAGGTGGTGTTGATCCATTACAATTATCATATGTTACAAATCGAGCACATATTATAGAAGAAAATGATGAGCATTCAAAAATTAGATATGTTGATCCAAATTATATAGCTCAATTTTCAAATCAATTTGACGAATTACTTAATAGATAATGGAAAATAATAGTACTTTAAATAATGTTGCAATATCGCCTAAAAATTATTTAGTTGAATTAGCAGATCTTACAACTAACAATGATCTTATTGTTGATTTTAGTGGTCTCATACAAAATATTAAAATAACTGAAAGTTTATATCAATCTGGACTTATTGTAGAAATATATTGTTTAGATAGTGTTAATATGATTCATGAATTAAAAATGTCTGGTAATGAAAAAATTAATTTACATATATCTCGTGAAGAACCTGAAGTTGGAAAAAAAGAATTTAAATTAGAATTGTATATATCTGAAATAAGAGATTATACATTACCACAACCATCTTCGCGCGCGTACACGTTTGAGTGTGTATCAAAGCATGTTTATTATAATAATTTAAGACGTTTAAAAAATTCTTTTAATGGAACCATTACTAACTTAGTAAGAAATATTGTAACCACGCAATTAAATTCTAATATTAAAGTACTTACAACATCTTCTTCTAATATTAAAGGTATATATCCTAATATAAAACCATTAGAAGGTATTAGTTGGTTATTAAGAAATTGTTATGATGAATCAACACCTTACTATTTTTTTGAATCAGCAGCTAATGGTATACAATTAGTATCATATGCCACATTACAAAAGACAAAAGATAAACCATATATTACATATAATAATTCACCGTTTATGGGATCAAATTTTTTAGATGGTCCTGAAAAAGTATATCAAGAAGAAAAAGAAAAAATAGAAAAAATAGTATCAAACCTTAATATATCAAAATTAAATACTACTACAAATGGAGCATATGCTTCTAATTTATATAAAATTAATATAGCAGAAAAATCCTTTCCAGCGCCTGATCAATATTTATATGATGGTGATAAAAAATTAAATGGCAATAACCCATTAACTGATGATATGACTATTGATGGTAATAAAATAAAAGATTTTAAATTAGCAAAAAATCATTACATATCATATAATAGTTTAGCATATGGAGAAAATATAAAAAATTATCATGCGCCAACTGATAAAACAATTATGAAATCACTTGCACATCATCATAACTTAGATACTATTAAACAAGAAATTATAACAGCTGGCGATTTTGAAATGGAATGTGGTAAACTTGTAAACTTACAAATTGTAAAAAATGCTGATATTACTGAAGAAATGATAGATGATGATAAATTTACTGATGATATACTTTCAGGAGTACATTTAGTAACAGGAGTGACACATAATTTTAAAGCAGATGGTTATACAATGAATCTTTTATTAAAGAAAGATTCTTTTAATAGAAAATTGATAGGAATAACATAATGATAGGAAGAAGCGCAGATCAATTTATAGATGGACAATTTGTTTGGTTCACAGGTAAGATTGAGGATATAAACGACCCTGAAAATTTAAATAGAGTTAAGGTACGATGTTTTGGTTTCTATGATGATTCGATAGCTGTTGATGATTTACCTTGGGCAACTGTTATGATGCCTGTAACATCAGCTTCATTAAAAGGAGTTGGTGGTAATCATCACTTAGAAGTAGATTCATGGGTCGTAGGATTCTTTAGAGACGGTCCAAGTGCTCAAGACCCGATGGTGATGGGTTCAATTGCAACACAAACAAACGGTACTCCAGATATACCTAAGAGATCATATCCTAATCCCTCAGTTGCTGCAAAAGTTAAGGCTGTTCTTCTTGAAGAACCTATACCATCAGTCAATAATAAAGTATATGAGTCAAAAGCAGGTCATTTAATTGAAGTTGATAACACGGCCGGTGAAGAAAGAATAAAAATAACACATGGTAAGACAAACTCTTCCATAGAATTTACATCTAGTGGTAAAATTCGTATCGTATAATGGCGGTTCCAAGCATTACATTGCCAGCATTAGAATGTCCTGATGTATTATTACCCACACCAGCTAATTTAGTAAACCTTTTTGGCGGTTTAGCCACAATGTCATATCGTTATCCTGACGAATTAGCAGATTTAAAAGCAAAATTAGAACAGATAGAAGAAGATATATTAGACATATACAATCCTAAGTGGGAAAAGATTGACATACCAGAAAAGAAATGGGATATCATGATGACGCGATTAGCTGCTGAATATCCAATGTACGTAGAAAAGAAGATACTTGAACTTATTAATAGTCTTATCCCTATTGAATTTAATGTTACGATACTTGGTATTACAATTAATATAATAGATTTTTTAGAAGATCCTTCATCGATCAGAGATTCACTCGAATTAGAAGAGATTGATAGTATATATGACTTAATCCCAGACGAGTATAAGGTATGGGATAAATTTGAGACAGCTGATTTTAAAAAGGAATCAGTGATTAATTATATACGATCAGAGGTTGCAAAGAAAATGAATCTTCTATTACATGGTGGGTTTACTGATTTAATTGGTGAATTTCAAGAGATATGGGATGCCCTTGGATTACCAACAATACCAGTATTAGAAGAGCTTGACTTAGAAACTTTAATACGTGATAAGACAACAGAGGAGTTAGAATCAATATCAATCTTTGGTTATAGCTTAAATGATCTCTTAGGTGGTGAGTTTGATAACAATGTAGACATCGATGAATATAATAAAGAAAGATTATTAAAGAGAGCAAGAGAATTTAAAGAAGAATGGCAGACATATCTTATAAAGAAATGGATGGAAAAAGTAACAGCGTTCTTTGATGCAATAGGGCTTGGAGCTTTAACTGAATGGACTACTTTTACGTTCTGCGATTTTTTAACAATAATAGGGTTTCCAACAACAATAGATTTACCACCTTCAATACAAACCGTTGTTGCTTCAACAAATAGCTTAACCGTTGCTGAAAGTGGCGAATAAAAGATATAAATAACTATATGGCAGGATTACTTACAGGCGATAAAAGCATATCAGGTAACTTAGAACAAGCACGTATTGTTTCTAAAAAGAAACCTCATCGCGATTTAGATCTTTCTTTAAAGATTCATCCTATACGAAAGGATATAATCCCTTTGAAAGACGATGCAGCAATTAAAAATGCTGTAAAGAATTTATTAGTCAGTAATTTTTATGAACGACCATTTCAAGATGATTTGGGTGCAAATTTAAGAGGGTTATTATTTGAACCTGCGGGATTAATAACTACACTTAATATAAAAGACAACATAAAAACAGTTCTTAGAAAATATGAACCAAGAGTTGCAGTTACAAGTATATCTGTAAATAATTTAGAAAACGAAAACTCTTATCAAATTATAGTTAATTTTAATATAAAAGAATATGATTCAGCTTCAGGAGTTGAAATTGTATTAAGAAGGCTCAGATAATATGGCAACAAATTTAAATGTAACGGAATTAGATTTTGCAGACATTAAGCAAAATTTAAAAAACTTTCT